TCTAATGGTAAGGAATAAGAAGCACCAACCGTTATATTTCCATTATCAAATGGAATTAAAAGGTTTTCATAATAAGGTGTGTTCATAAAATTACTGTTATAAGTATAACCAGCCTCTAATAGTATCTCATCAACTACAACTTTCAGGTAGGTTGCTGGGAACATATCGTCAACCGAAATATAATTCTCGTTTAATAGGTTTGGTCCATTTACCAAAGTGGAATATTGGGCGCCCTGTATGTCATTTAACGTCCAGTCATAACCATAATCCACTAATGGGTAATAGTAACCAGAGTTCCAGTCATTAGCCCAAGACTGGGTAATACTATCTATATTATATTCGTGTCCGTATCGTTGCAGGTTTAATTGTGATATGTATAACTCACCAACTGCCTGGTATAAAGTAACCACACCATTAACAATAACACAATCAAAGGTTGTATCACCGTTCATATCCATTCCCACGCCCTGTATAAATAGGTTCCCTTGGAATACTATCTGTCTATTCACCATTATATAGGCAACAATAGGCTCCAAGACATTAAAATTGGCTGGCTGGCTATTTAAATTGTTTATAAATCCAAACGCCGCCATGTTCTTTTTAGAACCTGGTAGGGTAATAGTTTTAGAACTGCTGCCACTGGATGACGTTATATCATTTATGTCTTGTATAGCCAAATCTATTTCAATAGAATCATTTCCATACGTATCCAAATAGGTGCGCTGTGGAACAGAGGCTGTTGGATTTATCACGACAAGCAATTCGTATCGATACTGACTCATGTTAGTTAAATTGAATATTTATTGGGAAGCTATCGGTGTAGGTGAAGTCAACTTCTATTAACTTCTCATTCAAATAAGTTTTGTAAGTAAATGTTGGGTCGCTTAACTGGATAGGATAGGAATAAGTTCCTACAATCTTATAAACTTCTAATGCTCTATGTAAATTAGCCAGTACCGCAGCATCCGTCTCGGTTATAAACCCGGTTGAAATAGAACCTGATTTAGTTCCATCAATTGATAAGTTATCTGTTCCCCTATCACCTACATTATAGTTCCAAGGTAGGATATTACCAATGGTTGTTCTGGTAATATTTTGTGTATAGACGTTTTTATAGTTGAAGTTATAGTAATCCCAATCACCAAAAGTATTTAACCAAGCTAATTGGACGTTGGTATAGGGTGATGGATTACATTGGACTATCTTTCTAAGGATACCGGAGAGTTCAAAACCAATCAATCCAAAGTTAATTAATGGTAGAACTACATAATAATAAACCCCAGTGAATGGAATACCTGCGTCAGCCAAGTTCTGTGTTCCAACACCAAACTCATACTTCTCGTATCCAACCGAACTGGTTAAACCAACAATAGAATAGGTTGCTATTTGCGTAAATGTTTGGTCATAGGTTACTATTTCTAACCCAGTCACTTTCAGGACAGATGTTGGATCCATAAATAGTGCTGAGGTTTCATATTGGTTAAGGAAAATTGGCTTATAAACCCAAGTATCATTTAGCCCACTAATAGTTGTACTAAAATCCGTCAACCATTGTGTAGCTACACCACCTATTTGTAATTGTGTAAAGTCAGTATTGATTTGATCATATTGTCTGGTGCCATTATAGGCCCAAAAGTCAGATGTGGTTCCACATATCCTACTAATGCCCGTAATTAAACCAGGTTGTGGAATGGATGATGTAGTTCCAAAGGCAGTATTAGTTATAATGTAAGTGGATCCTGATCCCGTCACACTGGACGTACCGTTATATTGTGGGTTGAATAGTGTGTTGGTCATTTCAATAGTGATAATATCATTTGGTGCTATTATAAAATTACCTCCACCCACAGAGGTATTAGCAGTTAAAGTTAAGGCGCCGGTTGAATTGGTTACATCTGTAAATGGTAGTTGTGGGTTGAAAGAAAGCCCATAGGTTAAGTTATAACGAACGACTGAGCCCGTATCAACTAACATCTCCTCTATCAGAGGGTTTAGTATGTTACTAACTTGTGTGTTTAGGTATTCATTTACCGTAGTTAAACCGTTTAAGTTTGGTTCGGGCGGAAAACTTTGTAATGGGAAAGCCGTTTGTACTATTTGTGAGGCAGTCCCTTGTACCAATGTGTTTAATTGAACCCAATAGTTAAAGTTTGAAAAGGTTGCCCCTGCACAAGTCCATTGAAACCATATCTCTGCTGCCGTAGGGTTCAAATTTGTTGGTTGTGTTATAAGTGTTGATACTGGATATGTTGCCATTATATGTTATTATTTTGTATTACCGAATCTCTAATCATGTCGATGTAGTCTGAAAAGTCCTGTGCTACTGCGTCACTAAAATAGTTCGACACTCCATCCCAGGCAACATTCAAAGCTGTTTCTATAACATCAGTTGGTTCAATTCCGTGCTGGGCTATTGCCCTACCAATCACATAAGCTGTTTGGTCCAATGTTCCTATTCTAATTCCTTTTGCCTCGGCCCAATCCCTAATCTGGTCAACTGGGGGGAACTTTCCTCCCGGGCGTCTACCCTCATCTACATTAAGTAAATAGGACTCCGAGGTTATCTCTAAATAGAAACCATTTCCGTCTTGCCTTAAATTGTATCCAATAGAGTCCTCTAATGGCCCGCCGCCTTTACCTAAACTATTAAGCTGGCTTTTCAATTCGTCAACAAACAATTGTCCGAACATATTCATGGCTGCCTCCGTGTTAATTAGTTCCATTTACTTTTAATTTTTTTTAAACCCTCTACCCTGCCCCATAGCAAAGTTTTGCGACTCCTCGATACAATAATCACAAGGGCCTGTTTCACTCTCACCAAATGTCCATTCACCATTTTCCACAAAACACTGACAGTTTGGATGGCAATCTGGATAATAGTTTAATTCATCATCAAACCTTTGTAATGTCATTCCTTTAAACTTAATCTGTTTAAACTGTTCCCCCTCCATTAACTTTTCTAATGCTAAATCTATATTCTTTGTGTTAATCTCTACGTGGTGGCCCGATATTCCTTCTATTCTTTTAAGTAAAGTATCCATCATCTGTTTTGGATCTGATGAAATAGAAACAACTGAACCATAACTATCTATAACCCCGTTTGGAATAGACCACTCACATCCTTTCTTATCCATAAATGAATTCATTCTGTTTATAAACGGTTTTAGGGAAGCATCATAGGTTAAATTACCGAAGTTTTTCTTAATAAATTCACTATTGATTGTAATCTCAGCTCCGTATTTGGCCTTCCATAGAGGTCTAATCGTTCCATTACCACGGGCACCCTCATAAATGATCTCACTAAAGTTCTCTATCATATTCATCATACAATAGGTGGCTGGATTTGGGTTGCGGCAGCAAGGATCCATGAAATAGAACTTACCTTGCTTGTCTACTCGAAGCTCCGCAGAGAAACACCCAGTATATTTATACTTTTGAAAGACGATCCTCATCTTATCAAACACCTCCAATATTTCTTTAGGCATATCTTTGAAAGGTAAAACTTTACAGACATAACCAAGATCCTTTATTTCAAAACCATACATAATAGTTTCAGGGAATTCTCCATTCACCATCCAAGTATCGAACCCATACTCCAGTTCACCTTCAATGGGGTCTTGGACTATATAACTACAATCTGTAATTGGTCCTAAATCATATCTTAACTTATCTATTAATGGTCTGGTTGTATTCCAATCCTTATGAAAGAAGGTTTCATTATCTCCACGGGATTCACCATCAAACTTAACAAACTTATTTGTAACAATTTGTAAATGTGTAGCCAGGTTTTCTATTCCTTCTATCAGAATACTTGGTGGTGTGTTAAGTCCTAAACTTTTTAATAGTTGTAGAAACTCCCATCGTTTAACTTCTATGTCTTCTCCTCTACCGGAACCCCAAACGGACTTTCCCATTGATCTTAATCTCTCCTGTAGGTCACCATCCAATATATCTGGGAATACAAACAGGTCTACCTCATCAACCACATCCCAAAAGTTATAACACTTAACGATGTCTGGATATCCATCACCAATCGACATGTCTTTTGAAGTAGCAAAGAAATTCTTCCAGGGCGTAAAGTAATATACCTTACCAAAATCCTCTGCAAGTTTATGTGCAATACTTAAAAATAATCCGTAATCATAGCAAAGCGCCACTTTATTTTGGTATTTTTTAGGAGGAGTCTTATTATCCTGTAAGTTTTCGAATACTAATTTCATATTGTTTGTATATTATTATTAATTATATTTGGTGCTGGCGCTTGTGGGTTATTACACGGTGTTGATGCCTGTATAACCTCAAATGTAATTGTTGTTCTAACTCCATTAGCATTGTCAATTGTTCCCTCCCAAACATAAGTTGCTTTAATGGATTTGATAACCATATAAATGTTATTATACAAAATTGCGTTGGTTATTTCACCTATCACGGTATCGGAAATATATTCACATAATGAAATTGTATCAATGTAGTTTGGGTCGGACTTGTTTATCTTATCCATTATTATCATATCGAATTCCATCTCTTTAGAGTTCCAAGCCGAGGGGTTATTTACTTTACCACCATTATACTTGGCTACTTTATTAGGCAGGATTGCCATATAGGGATAGACGGGACTGGAGGTTGCCCCAATGTTAAACTCCGTTCCAAAGTAATAAGAATTTATCATTGGATGACGGTCAGCTATGTCCTCAAAGATCTGATTGAAGGTTGCCAGGGTAATATATGGTAGTGTTAAACTCATTTTACGTATCTCTTTTTATATGTTTGGTCCCTTTGTTTCCAAAAAGCCAACCTATTTAATACCTCAATGTATCCTAACTCATACACCTTCTCATCTTTTGTTATGTCGCCACCAGTTAGTGCATCCACCATACTAATCCATTTCATATTCGTTGCAATCTTGTACCCCATTATATTCGTATCCTGTTCCATTTGTTCTGTACGCGTGAATAAGTCCTCATATGCTATTGATATTGTTCTTTCAAACTCAAAAAAAAATCTAACACTGGGTATATGTCCTTAGCCAACGCCTTTGTTTTAAACAAATGTGCCCTGTGGTTTAAATTATCAATGTCTCTTCTTTGAAACGGGTCAATCACCCACCTCTTACCAACCTCTGGGTCAATAATTGGTCTACCCGGTCTAACCAAAACAGCTAATTGTTTTGAAATAGATTCTTTGTAATCCATTTTCAGATCTTTTAATGTCTGAATAGAAGTATATTCACCCAAGTCCATCTTCTTTAATTGTTCCACATCCCTAACCACATAATCAACCCCCTCTAATTTAAAGTGATCGGCCCGTTTAGCAAAGTTTGGCTGCCCATTACAGCTTTTAATTAGTTCGTCCACCGATTTATTCAGCTTCAAGTATTCGTCTATTGAAATAGAATCCAATTCCTCCTCGGTAATGCCACATAGTATCTCAATTAGCCGCATATTAGATAGCTGGGCCCTTGGTGAGGTTAAATCCAATCCCTTTTCAAAGCCAACGGCTAAGACCAGATAGTCCAAGTATTGTGACAGGGTTAGTTCGTCAAACGACTTGGGTACGGTAATTGTAATTGAAGCGAATTTGTGTTCCATTTGTTATAATGTATATTTTGTTTTATTATTTATAGTGTGCTATTAGTCCTCCTTGTTCCACCAGTCGTTGCTGCGGCCCACCTGGTTAGTAAAACCATTGTATATTTTGGGCATTCCCTGTGGTTTGAATGTGTGTATGCCTGGTTTCTCAACATTAGTTTTCTTTTTATGTGTGTGTATTGCATATCTACAATTATGAACTAATATACCATTAGCAAAGTATTCAGGCTGATCCTCCACGCTTATATCGTAAACTATCTGGTACTCCAAACTTTTGTTTTCTATCTCTTCTACCTGATTTAGCTTTACAATTATTATGGCAGAATCTTGATCTTCCTGAGCATCTTGTTTTATATTCTTTACCACACTCTTCACAAACTTTTGAGATATATTCTCTATCTTTCCAACTTTCGATTCCGTGTGTGGAGTGCCATTTAATTCCTTCTTCTGTGGAGTGCCACTGTTTAGCTGATTCAACACCAGCTTCCCAAAATATTCTAAACTGCTCTGGATCTTTCTCAATCCTTTTCTTACTATGTTGTGATAAATGTTTAGATTTTTCAATACATTCAAGATTTTCTGGTCTATTATTCCAAGGATTCTCATCTTTATGATGTATATCATATCCCTTTGGGATCTGTCCATTATAGAATTCCCATACTTTTCTATGCATTGCCCATCTATGTTGTGTGAAGTATCTCCTTCCGGGATATAATTTATAGACTCTTCTATTGAATGTTTGTTTAGGGTTAAAGTCATCCCCGATTGTAATTGTGAAATCTGTATCCATTTTTCATTACTTTTAATTTTATGTTCTTCTGTTGAACTAATATATATATTAAAAGTATCTCCCTTCATCCGGTATTTTTTAACTCTTTTCAATCCGTTATTATGAGTTTTATAAACTCTTTTATACCCTTTCGTTGTTAAAACCAGATCACCAACTTTAATTTCATCTATTCTAACCTTTCCATTAATCGTATCTATTAATGTCTCTCCGATAAAACAAGCATCCATAGCATCATCATTTAGTTTAACTGGTTCATCCAGTATGTGGTTCCCATTTGTCTTCCAACTGTATTGCCTATATTCTTTCCAAGCATTGACGGCCTTCTCATCCATATATATTTGGGAGGATTTAACCGTGTCAATCCCAACCTTAACATTCTTATCAGATCCTCGGGCGTTCAATCCACTACGTCTTAACTCTTCTATGATTTCTGGTCGGGCCGAGTCACAATAAATAGTTTTATCATCACAACTTTCTCTTATCAAAGTAATTAGTTCGGATATAATCAGGTTGGATTTATAGAATTCTTCCTTAATGTATATACCGCCGGTTTCATTATAGGAAATCTTCATTAGGACGGATGGATGGTTAAAGCCGAAGTCTAACCCATAGCAGTGATCGATCATCGTTCCTGGGTCACCTGTGTAACTTTTAAAGTGTGAATAGATCCTGGTGGTTCCCGTCGGGGCAATTCCCAGTGCATAAATCCTATAATAGTTCTCATCCACATTTATCATGTTAGCAATGTAGTCTATCTGATCCTGTCCCAGGAATGTATTATCAAGGTAGGTGGATCTAATCAATATGGCCTTAGTATCTGTGTTAGCCAAGTCATAAATCCAGTGGTCAGATTCAGATGGGTTAAAGTCAATGAATACTTTCCCAGAAGTTCTCATCACAAGCTGCATATATTCCTCAAAGCTTATCTCATTAGCCTCATTACAAAATAGATGCGTGCGTTTCTTTCCACGAAGTTTTTGTTCATCTATCGTTGCAAAGAATTCAATGGTGGAACCATTCGGGAAGTCATAACGGTGCGCCGTCATATTGTGTAAGTTCTCGTGGTACAGGTTTAAGTCTTTCATTATATCCACAAAGTCCCTGTAAATGGATGTTCTTAAGGATGGGAAGTACTTTCTTACAACCGATATGGATGTGTTTGGAGTGGTTAGGGCAACATATATTAATAGTTGGAGTATAGAATATGATTTGGAGGACCTGGATCCTCCTTGGTTAATTATAAATCTTATATTAGGATCTTGGAACGCTTCAAGGTTCTTTGTAAATATGGGGGTATGTTCAATCTGTAGTTCACCTTGGGCCATTTAGGATTTGATCTATTTTTTGATTTCTATATTCAACAATCTTCATTTTTCGTACTTTCCTAACCTCCATTTAAGCGTTCTTGGTCTGCAGTTTGTTGCTGTGTCTAATATTTTCTCCTTCATTTCAGCACTATATACAAACACTTCAAAGTATTTCTTGAATTCTACTTCCACTTCTTTACGGTAAAATTCATATTCTTCCGGTTTACACCAAAGTCCGTCATCCATTGCTTGCAGACATTCCTTTTTCTTTGAGTATTATAGTCTTAATAGTCTCTATTGTTCCAGTTATGTTTAGTTTAGATTGTTCCAATCCCATAATCTTATCTCGTTGCTTTCTATATAGGTAAGCTAATTGTCTATCACCACAAAGTTCCATTCTTAAAGCCATAGCTTTATATTCTGTTAGGATATAATCTTTATCCTCTTTGGTAAGTTCATTGCGTAGGAATATATCCACCCATTGTAGATATCTTTCAGCCATTCTCTTTTTAACCCCCCACTCCTTCATACACAATTGAACGATTTGTAATGGGAATAAGCCCAAAGACCTTTGTTCTACAATATATTTTAGTCGGGCATCTCTATCAGACTTTCTTAAACGAGCCATTTTGTATTCTAATGTATTTGTTATATTGTATATTTACTTCTTGGTTTTATAACTGTTTATAGGTTTAAACACCGGTTCAATTGGGTTCACAAACTTGTGAACGTTCTGGGAACGGAATGTTCTAAGCCAACTAAAATAGTCTTGAACGGAGTGACCACAATTGCAATTACCCATAATAGGGTATCGGGCACCCGGCATATTATATTCCTTGTATAATTCCCAGATCATATTAATCTGTTGGTTGTTGGGATTTACAAAGTGAACCATTTGGTTCAGGAAATCTAAATCCGTTTTAAGGAATCTATTCATAATATATTTTTGTTTTGTTTAACTGGTTTTAGCTTTTCTTCGTAATCACTCTCTAACATGACTTCAATAGAGCTTTCTTTTACTATTGCTACGAGTTTTCCATCTATCTTATCTTTGAAGGCACCTGTTAGAATATTAACAAGTATAGACATATTCTTTTGTAGTTCGGTTGGTTGTTGCTGGGTTTTTGGTTCCATAGTTTATTTATGTTTTTAGTGGAGAAGACGGATCTGAACCCGTGTCACGGTCACACTACGGAGACAAAGCCGTTTTTACCGTTCATCATTACTTCCCCTCGTTAGATATATATATTAAACATTAAAAGTTGTAAAAGGCGCGTCCTGTCTCGGACAAATCAGAACCCAAAACAGGACGTTGGCCTTTACCATGTGAAACCCAGAGGGTCTGTTACTTCTAATTGTATTTGTTTTGCCATCTGCCTCATACCACGGGCAGCATTCATTATACTTGCACATCTACTTTCTAAACTTTCAGCTTCTTTAATGATTTCATCAGGATCATTTGAGTTCCAATATCCATCCGAGTTAGCACATATCGGAGCCAATTCACTTTCTCTTATATGATTTATAAGTGCCCTTAATCTTTGTAAGTTCAATGACTTTTTAAACCCCAATTGATCCTGTTTCATATTAAAGAAGTCACAGATTCTCTGCCCTACAATGATTTGTCCGTTTTTAGATTTCAATGCTTTTACTAACATTGGTAGTACAATGTTTTGTTCGTCTTTAGTTAATTTCATAGTTTATCATTTTTATGTGTAACCATCTATAATTATATTCCAATCTACATTTAGATCGAGAAATTTAGGATATTCTTTGAATACATTACCTGATACTATATCTTGTATGTTAACTGAGTGACCACCTTCATCGTTGTACCACTCAACATATTCAATCCCATCGACTATAAATAGTCCCATACCAATTCCTTGGTAGTTCTTTTTAACAAACTCTAAAACTTTTAATGCTTCTTCTGTGAATTCCATAATATATATATTATATATTAAAAATGGAATTTGTTTAAAGCTCGTGAAGTTTATCGGGGTGGAAAACGATTCTATTACCTTACAGAAGAAAAACATGTAACATAGATGATATAGTAACAATAATATAATAAATGAAAAAGGACCCACCACATTCTTAATGTTTTGGGCCCAAATTTTAAATGAAGATGACCCGCCAGGGGTCATCGTTCTAAATTTACTATAAAATACTTAAACAAAACCACATTTCCAAATATAATATATACAAGTATGGCAGGCAAGAAAAGAAAATATAATAAAGAATACCAAGATAACTATCGGAAAGTTAATAAAGAGAAGTTAAAGCTTAAAGCTAAGATCAAGTATCAACTTGATAAAGAAAAGATTAAGGCGAGAAACCGTAAGTACCAAAAGAAGTATCCAGAGAAGGTTAAAAGTGCCGTGAAGACCTACCGAATAACCCACCGAGAGGAAATTAATGCTTATTATAGGGAATACACTAAGAAGTATCCAGAACGTATTAAGGAAAGAAATAGGAAAGCATACTTAAAAAATAAGAAACCTAAGAATGGATAAGAAAGAATGGAACCGGAACTATAATAAGACTGAAAAAGGAAAGGCTGCAATTAAAAGGGCCCAACTGAAATATAGGGCCACCAAAAAAGGGAAGAAGGCTTTACTTAAAGCTACCAAGAAATATAATAGCAGTCCTGAGGGAAAGGCCGTCATTAGGATGCGCGAACAGAGAGATAAGGAGAAACTGGCCGCAAGAAGGAAAGTTTGGTATAATGAGAATAAAGAAAGGATTAAACTGGTTAGGGCAGCGTATTACCAGAAGAACCGAGAGAAGTTATTAGCCTACCAAAACTCAAGGTATATTTCTAAAAAGAAGAAGAAGAGATGATGAAGAGACAGATTGAACACATAACCAGCTGGGATGATTTGGAAACCTTTAAGACCTGTAAGCAGTGTAAGAAGCTAAAGGATGGAACTAATTACTATGACGATTACGTTAAGCTTTGTAAAGCTTGCGTAAGTGAGAACGTCCAAGCTAATAAGAAAAAAAGAGATAATGGCACACGATTGTAAGATATGTGGTAATCAAGTGACGCGGGCTAATGGTGGACCAATGAGAGGTAAGATCTGTTATAGATGTCTCTATCGTCGCGCCAGACAACGTGCCCTACAAAAGGGCAGTGTTGTACCGATTGCCTATACTGATGATTATTTACCTATTGAGGAGTGTTTAAATTGGATTAACGAGATTGAAACCAAAGGAGGTTGGGTCGATTGGCACGGGTTAAATAAACTAATCCAGGTTCACCAAACCACTTGTTCCCGTTGTTATGGGGGACCCGCTGATATACAATTTGTAAAGATGTGGGAAGATTTAAAGGACTGGTATAAAAAGAAGATGGTAGAGAAATGCATGCGTTAGTTGAATTGAAATCCTGTTCCGTTAGTTATTACCGAAATATGACGGTGGAACAAGCCCGTAAAATCTATGATGAGGAGTTATTTAAGATATGGAGAAAAATAGAACGAATGTATAAATTAAAAACAATATATAGTTACCATGAGAAATGAGACCCTCGTATCATTAGTTGAATTGAAATCCTTATTGAAACAGGAGATGCAATCTGCTGTACCAAACTTGCGTAAAGTATTATCACTTAGGATTAGGATTAGAAGGTTAGAAGGGAAACATAAAGATGATTGACGCAATTATTCTGCTCACCACTCCAATTGGAGCAACAGGAACACCGAGTAAAATAGTGTTTAAATCTACAATTAGAAGACACAAAATAAAAAACATATTTAAAAATGACGCACGATACCGAGAAAGAGAACAAACAATTTATGGAAATACATGATAGGCCAATACCAATCCTGGAGTACGCTGAAGTACATGACCCAATGATGGACGCCTTTAAGGAACAGATTAAGGATGCACCCAGTAACATACTGGAGGAGGAGATAGATAAACTTACGCAGGTTATTGCTGCTATAAGAAAAGAATTAGCTTCGCGTGGTTAAACTGGATACTAATCTTAGAAATAGTATCCTAAACTCAATAGTGGTAGATTATTGTATTAACAAGTATATCAACGTTAATGTTAAACATACCATCATTGATGACTTCAAACAACACCTATACCTTATTATTTTAGATAAACCAGGCGATTGGATACTAACCAGAAATAGTTTAACCGCATCGGTAATCGCCATCGTTAGAAACCAAAACCGAGTATCAAGTCCTTATCGTCAAATGTATAAACCAGTCCCGGAGGTACAAGACATAGTTCAGGATGAGATCGTTCAACCTGACGAAGATAGAAAGGTCCTGGACACAATTGGGAACTTCATCGATGATTACTTTTACCGGAACATTAAACCAGATGCCTGGATCCTTTTTAAACTTCATTACTACGAGAACCTAAAACTAAAAGATGTCGCTAAGAAAGTTGGAATAAACTATCAAGTAACAAGATTAAAGATTAAAGGTGTTATGAGTGAATTAAAAAAACAACTACCAGATTTAAATGAAGGTGAAAAAAGAATTAATTATTAAAGATATTTGTGAAAATGGATTACAAGATTGGCATAAAGAGGTGTTAAAGGAGATGTTGGGGACACCCTCAGCAATCCCACCACAAAAAATAACCGGAACCCATTCTGGACCATCAAATGTATGGATATTATAATAGCAATACTTAAATCACTTTTAATAAGCAAAGTAGTAGTAATGTTTTCCCCACTACAATTGGTGCTTTCTATTTTTGAGGATAGTAAATATAAATTGGTTAAAATAATTTGTATGTTAATAACAGAATTGATTACTTGTTTTAGTTGCGCCTCGTTTTGGATATCATTACTAATGTGGCATGACCTTTATATAAGCTGTGTGTGTTACTTATTAGCTTTTATTTATAATCGCTTCCTACAAAAATATGAAAATAAATTAGAATGAAAACATTAAGAAAAGAACTTTATAGTCCAAAGTTAAAGGACTGGAAGCAATCATTAGATATTGCCGAAACGGTATTTGTTAATACACTTAATGATGAACCATTAACCTTCAACCTACTTTGGTTAGGACCCAGAGACTTTGGACGCAAACAATTAGCCATCATTAAAAGTATATTAGCTAACCATAAGGATCCTGTGATACATCTTTGGACCAACCTGGATCTATTCTATAACGAATACTTCCAACAGGTCGCGCCCTATATTCATTTAAGACAGGTCGAACCATTGGATGGTGATGACTATAAACATTATATGAGTTCGGATTATTATAGACTACGAATGTTAAAAGAACACGGTGGGTTTTGGATCGACTTTGACGTGTTGGTGCTTAGGGATATGAGTCCGTTAAATATGATAAACTTTGCCTATCAGCTTGGCACAAGTGGATTTAACGTAAATGAACCTGAGATGATGATGAATAATGCTGTTATGAGGCTTGATAAGGATGGTGAAATAGTAAATGAATTGTTAGATTTATTAGGAAAAACAAGAGGAATCCCCTCTACTTATTGCTGGGGATCTGACCTATTTAAAAGACTAACTGGAGATAGGATAACGTGCTTGCCTGGAATTTGGTTTGAAAGTGCTGGGTGGGGCCACGAGGGATTATCCAAACATGAAAATATATTTACCGATAATGGAACTATTGAAATGTTACCAGGAGCCTTTACGGCCCATTGGCACAATAAATGGGACCATGATATACATCCAAATAGTAAATTCCAATACATAGAACAAAATCATAATTTAAGAATACAAAACAAAGTCAGAATTAAATTACCAATATAATTTAATATTGAGTAGAAGAATTAAACGAGCCAAGGCTAAGATGAATAGACTTAAAAGACGTAGGAGGTTACCGACCGGTATAATAATTTATTCAAAACGAATTAAGATGAAATTAAGAAATCTATTTAAAAGTAAAGAATTCCGGAACGAAGTGACAATATCTGAAATTAAACATAAGATTCTTATTGGTATAATTAAAGAATATGATGAGATTATAGAAAAAAGAATTAAAAGTGATGATTATAGAAATCAGATAATTTTGGTTGATAGAGTGGAATACCTATCTATTATATATGCTTTTAAGTATCTGTCTATCTATTTTACTATTCCTGGTGAAAGTGATAATACATTTTTTTACCCTGGATCTCCAATAATTATTAAAATTGATCCAGCAATAGAAAGAAATAAAAAATTAGATCAAATACTAAATGGATGATTTCCTTTTCACTGTCCCCTTGCGTTTCAAACCAATCTGGTATATTTGTATTCTACCTGAAGAACCTATTTTTAAAATATATCAATCATCCAATGATGGTGCTGCCTATGTCATCTCATTTAAAAATGGTGGAAAATATTATGGATGGTTTAGTGATAGAGGATTTTTAGTTGAAACATCTCCCAAACAATTTAACCGAATCAGTATAGATAATAAATATTTTATACCCTTAGATGAATATAGAATTGAAAAAATAAACCAAATACTAAATGAAAAATAAAACTAAATTATTAAACGGAGATAATCTCCAACTATTAAAAACATTACCAGATAATTCTATTGATTCAATAGTCACTGATGGTCCGTATGGATTGAAGTTTATGGGTAAAAAATGGGATTATAATGTTCCATCGGTTGAGTTTTGGAAGGAATGCTTAAGGGTTATAAAACCTGGTGGTTATGTATTATCATTTGGAGGAACACGCACATACCACCGACAAGTCTGTAATCTGGAAGATGGTGGGTTTGAAATTAGAGATTGTATTAGCTGGTTATATGGTTCGGGATTTCCCAAATCACATAACATAGGTAAGGCAGTTGATAAGATTAATGGGGTTGAAAGGGAAGTTATTAATAATGTAAAACAACCAAGAATGAATAATGATTATGGTAAAGGAGTATATAATGAAAGGGAATTGAAAGAAATAGATATTACCAAAGGATCCTCACCACAAGAAGGATATGGCACAGCCCTAAAGCCAGCCCAGGAATTAATTTGTATGGCAAGAAAACCTATATCCGAAAAGACGGTAGCTGAAAATGTATTGAAGTGGGGGACTGGTGGAATAAATATAGATGGATGTCGTGTGGGTAATGAAGAGATGATACACAATGGATGTGGTAAATCTAATATAGGTAGTATTGGTGGGTCCTTTGAAAAAGGAACAAAAGATAATAAAATATTTAAAAGTGAAGGCAGATTCCCAGCCAACATCATATTTGACGAAGAAGCTGCGAAGGAGTTGGATAGACAGAGTGGGGTAACAAAGGGAAAACCATCATATAAAACTAAAACCGGTGGATATCAAAATAGTTATGTTGGTGGTGAATTAAAAAATGGCGTTGATTATAAAGGATATCCTGAATCAGGCGGCGCCAGTAGGTTTTTTTATATCGCTAAGGTTTCAAAAAAGGAGAGGAATATGGGGTTGGATGGATTTGAGGAGGTTGAAATTACAGATGAAACATTTAATTCGTTTGATGAAAATGGAAATAGATTAAGAAAACATTCCGATGGATCAACCAGTATCATTAAACCTATTATGCGTGCCAACCACCATCCCTGTGTCAAGCCCATCAACCTATTAACCTATCTTGTTAGACTGGTAACACCACCTAATGGTATAGTATTGGATCCTTTTATGGGTTCTGGTTCAACAGGTATAGCAGCACTATTAGAAGGCTTTAGATTTTGCGGGATGGAACTTGACAAATCATACTTTGATATTGCTACCGCAAGAATTGAAAGTTTTGAGGAGTATCGAAAATTGATTAAAAAGAAGGATTAAGAATAATTTGTTAGTTTAAATAATTATCCTTATATTTGTTGTATGAATATTTTTACCAAGGCAATCCAAAACCGTAAGTCAGAATTAAATTACCAATATAATTTAATATTGAGTAGAAGAATTAAACGAGCCAAGGCTAAGATGAATAGACTTAAAAAGATACAAGGTAAGCTTGGTCGCATACGTGTTGATTACTGAAATAAATTTGGTAGATTGAGAAATCTTCCGTATATTTACATATCAGTTAATAACTACTAACTCTCGAAAACATGGACTTATCAAATAATATTAAGGATTATTTAGTATCAATTGGGTTTGATAATTCATTTGGCTCAGGCACTTATTTAGATTTTATAAGTCAAATAATAAAGAATCAAATATCAAAAAAAGAACTATTAGAAATGTTGGTAGAAGATGAAATAAGTCATATAACTTCTATGATAAGGGATTCCAAAATAAGTGATATACTAAAACACTAAACAAAATGAACTACGACGACAAAATTCCAACAGATGAAACTCCAACAGATCAGTTAAATGACTTTCTGAAACAAATTACAACTGAAGATCTTTTAGAGTGGTTAAAGGGCTGGGAAACGAAACGTTTTGGAGAAGAGGGTAAGTATTTTTACAAAAACTCTTGGATTATACCTGAATTGAAACAGGAAATTAGAAATAGAAATATAAACACTATTTTAAAATCAAACCAGAATTAAATTAGGTAGTTCGGATATTTTGTAGTATATTTACATTATAGATTAATACTAACCACTAAAACTTAAACAAAATGAGACATGAAGTTATAAATAAATTAATGAGGTTAAACAAATCTGAATTAAGAGAATTGGCATTAAAAGAAATTTCAACATCCACCAAGGCTTCAATTGAAAATGTTATTGGGGATGATGAATTTACAACGACATGGATTAATGGTTCTTCAATCCGGAAAATGTCTTTATGTATAACAATCGCCTTATTAAGGGAATTGAATTAGGAAATATCAAAACTTAACCGTATATTTACATTATAGATTAATACTAACCACTAAAACTAAAACAATTAGTATAATGGGAGATTATAGAATGTATTTAACTAAGAAGCAAAAGGTCTGTAAGATATGTAACGTATCTTTCCAACCGTGGGTTAATAACCAATTGTGTTGTTCTGATGATTGTATGAAGGTTAATAATGATCAGCTCAAAGCCGCTCATAGCAAAAGGACAAGGCCAGCCAGAGAAGTCAAATTGAATAAATTCTCTGAAGAGAACGGTATACCTGTTAGGTATGTTATAGACTATGGAATTGACTTCTTAAAAGAGAATCCAATCATAGTAGAAGCCCTACACGAGATTACTAAGATCTCTGGTAAGTTTACCTTCCTAACAAAGGAGGAGATTGAGGTTAGAAGGGCGGCAATGGCTAAGACTCAATATGAAAAGGTTAAGAAGTATAAAAGAGAAAACAACCTATATCTCGTTCATACTTGTAAGGTTTGTAGTAAGGAGTTTACTTTAGCGGGAACTAAAACAGGTAACGGGAGAAAGACTTGTTCAGATGAATGTCGGGATGAACTACACAGGATTCAATCTAATGAGGCTGGAGCAAGACAAAGATTAAAGAGAAAGAAAAATTTGGCCAAGTCAAAATAAAGTATTATATTTACATAACGAAATTTAAAACATGAAAACAAACATCGCAGATTTAAGAGACAGCTTATTAGCTTCTTTTGAAGAACTAAAGAAAGGTAATCTGGATAACTCAGATGCTAAAGAAATAACCAACATGGCTGGGAAGATTATCCTATCTGCTAAGGTTGAAATGGACTATAACAAGTTGATTGGTAACTTAAAGAAGATTCACTTCTTAGAAGTAACAACTGATATCTCTCCTATTAAGGAAGTCTTAAAAAAGGATAAGACTAAAAAGTAAGGGATTATTAAGGATTGTTCCTCTTATAGTCTTTGTAAAACTTATACACCGTAAATGATAAGGCTGCTGCCACGCTAAGAAATGTTAAAAGTATATTAGCGTTTGACATAAACACCCAAAAGGCTGCTGCGTTGACGCTTAAAACTTGTCCTACGTGATAAACTGCTTTCATTGAAATCATACCTTTATTTTATATTTTTGTCTAACCTCAATTAAAAGTTCTGGATAAAATTGTGCTATAAACTTTAACAACTTCACCACATCCTTTTCCTTGGGTTTGGATATTCTTTTTTTAGTCTTCATTTAAAATATCAAGCCTCCACCCTCTGATTGCCATCCAGCCTTACCCCTTTTGTTATTTGTTTTAACCCCACCAATCCTATTGTTGTAAGTTTCCTTACGCGCAATACGTGGGTCTATTCCTGTATATGATGTATATTCTGGATAAGAATTCATATTATTCATTAAAAACAATTTTGTAGTTTCGTTGTAATAATTAGCTACACTTAAAATATGTTGTAGTTTAGCATTAAACTCATCATCGGTTGAGGGATGTGATATCTTTGCGTCAGTTGTTTTCTCTAAAACCCCCTTATTAGTGTCTCTGGTTCGTAGATCAAACATTAGGTGATAGTGTGTGAAGTGAGCCAGTGCTGGTTGTACATAAGTGTTTATTAAGGTTTGATAGTTGGGCTCTGAATTGATAGCACCCGTGGCAACATCATTCATTAACTTCCAATATAAGGTTTGACCTAATATAGACTGTATATTAGTATCCTGCGCAATAGTTATGTTTGCGTTTATCAATTGTGGGTCCACATTATTATCCACGGTAGTCCATGTGAATAGATATTGTGGTGTGATAAGTTGGGCGAAATTTACTAAGTTAGTTAGTGCCATGTTTTTGTTTATATTTTATTGCCTCAACAGCATCCTTTGCATCTTGTTTAAAAGCCTGAAACTTCTCACGTGACTGTTTAGCCACAGCTGCTGGTTTAGGTTTAACTGGTGCTGCCCCAGGTGCTGGTTCTATTCCATTACCAACCATATTCTTAGCCTCGTCCTCTGAGTAACCCGATGCAACTAACACCGCAGTTTTTTGTGATGGGGTAATTTGGGCTGACAGTATTGCCAGTAGATCGGGTACGGTTATATTAACCTGGACATCTAATTCATATTTAGCCAGCTCAATATTATCCGTCACCCCATTTACCCGTGCCAGCCTATTTAAAACCTTCTCTATGAGGTTCTGCTGAGGGGTGACATACAAAGCTTGGAATGTTTTTAAGGATTCAACCAGCTCGTTCTTATTCGATGCCAGTCCGCCCGGTGCCACAACCCCAAATAAAGTTGGATTTGTAACCTGATGGGCTACCATGATCTTATTTACTATCTTTTCATCCAAGTTTAAAAAGTTTTCACCGTTCTGGTTGGTGTTCATAGTAGTAATTACTGGAACTTCATCCTTAGAATTTGAAAATGTATGTAAGGTATTAGAAGGGTTATCAGATCCCTGATGTTGGTTCTGTAAAGATGAGATTAGGAAATCCTTTTCCTCCTCACCAGGAATATATCCTACCCAGTTGAATACGGTTTGTAAGCTGAATCCGTTCTCGATATTATTGTAATGATAATTCGCGATAGAGTAGTCACACATTATACTTTTAACGTTGGATACGTAGTTAGGTTCACCATAATAATATTTACCTGACTGATGTTTCTTAACATAAAGTATTTGTGATGGGTTTTTAATGTCAATTTTTGAAAATCCTGGGTAGGCAACTGAGTTTTTCTCCAAATATTTCTTCCAAGACTTATTTACAATGTAACCTTGTATAGATTCCTCATTATCATCTGGTGCTATGATACGAATTGTCTGCGGATTCATATAATTAATCTGGGAAATCTTCTTTCTATCCTTAGTCCAGATAATGTTCAATGCGAAGGCTCCATATATTTCTAAATCCAAAGATATACGAGCAACAATTTCCTCCAAGTCATATTCATTCCATGGGTTCGAGATAAACATCAGGGCGTCATTAGATAATCCTTCTTTAACAATTCCATTTCCGCCAATTAATTGGGCCTTTGTCGATACGATCGCCCTATGAGTGCTGGACCTACTTAATAATCCTAATAGAAAGTCTGGATATTTGTTATCATCCCCGAACTTTACAATCCCTTTTGCAGGATCTACTTTTTCGGAATAGTCTGGAACATCCCCGCTAAATTCCATCATCTTTCTATCTATGGAATTGGTTCCTCTTGAGGTGTTAAATGCTTGTGGTTTCTTTTTATTTTCCATTATCGCGTTAAATTTTGGTATGCTGAGAACGTAAATGTTCCAGCTGTATATGTTGGTGTTGCTGTTACTGCTGAAAATGTTCCAGGTATGGATAATATTCCATTTCCTGCAACCGAGATAAAACCACCACCAGCAGTTGCAGTTTCATATATCGTGTAATTATATTGAGAGGCTGGATAAATATTCGTCACAGCAAATTCATTATAATATGGTGATGGACTAATATCTGGAAGGTAAAACGAATAGGTTATACCAGTTGTTTTATCCTCAAGCAGCCAGGTGTAATAGCTTTGCGTCAGCGAACTTGTTAATTGTGTAAATAAATTAGTTGATCCCGTCAGTCCCAGTATTAACATCATATTATATTAGGTTTTGAGAATTCTCCGTGATGTTTGAAATTTTAGGAAAAGTCATGTATGAAGTTTTAATTTCCGGATTGGATTTAATTTCTTCCTCAAAGTATTCTGAGTAGGCGTGTGTAAAATAATAATTGTAAAGTGATTCCTCCAGGAACCTCAAAACAACGAAACCTCGCGTTAAGGGACATTTCACCGATAGATCGAGGTATTCTTGTTTAATTTTTAAAGTTTTCATCTGATATATTGTATATATCACCCGTGGAATTATATAGTTATTATTTTACCGTTGTTGGTTCAGTCAATAGTTATAGGTTTCACTTCCATAACACCAACTGAACCAGTCGGTTTTAATTTGGTAATTGTAATGTATTACCTGCTCCTATACTAATTGCTGCTACTAATGTAGAGTAAAGACCTCCAGAGATTACGGTAGAGGCGCCAGTATCTGCGAAGGCGAAATTTGTTAAGAATGAACCTGATAGGATGTTATTAGCCCCAAAAGTAAATGCCCCACCTGATGTAAAGAATATTCTACTGGCGTGTGCTCCACCCATTAGAACCATTTCAAAATTAGCACCAGTTGTTACAGCACCAACCACATTAAATACATAATCACCATCCCCATATAGGGTAATAGTTTGGTCTGCTGTTGCGTCAAGTGCGTTACTAAAAGAATAAACCCCAGGTATAAATCTACCAGCAGTTAAACCAGAAGCTGTAATATCAGTTGATACAGATATTTGACTTGCTGTTAATGCTACTAATTGGTTATACAATGTGTTGGCTGCGGATACCGCTGCTGTGCTTACTCCTGAATTAGTTCCAGATCCAAATACTATATTGGTAGGGTTTGTTAAAGTACCCTCACCAGTATTTCCACTTAGAATAAATTCATTGGCACCAGCTGTAATAGTTCCCCCAGTTAGTACGGTAAATCCTGATGCGACACCAAGACTATAAAGTGATGCTGATGGTGTTACTACATTTGAATAAGGATTAACCACAAGGTTAGAATCCCAGTTATTCCCGAAAGAATTAAATGTATATGATTGTCCCACCAATAATGATTGATAAGCGTTTAAATTACCACTCAGATAATCACCCTCATAAGGAAATACATGTAGTGTATTTAAACCTGAGTTTTTTACAGAGATAGAATATCCCTGAGTTGCCTCAGGAAGTTTTACACTATCCCCAGAGTTTGTTACGATATTAATGGTGTTTATATCTGATACCAATCTTGTGGCATTGGTCTGTCCTCCTGTTGGGAAGGCGGACATACCAGTTGACATATTATGAATTGTTAAGTTATACATATTTTTATAAGTTATTTTTTAGTTTAAGCCTCTGATGTAATAGATAAGCCAGTTGGTGATGCTGGAGGTGCTGGTGCCACGTTAGGGCCAGCTAATGGTAAATTAACCAAAACACTTTCAGCGAATACAATTACGTCATTCGTATCTAATGTTATAGCTCCAATATTAGCCATCAACCTTCCATTTACACAAGCTGAGGTATTAACGGTAATAGATGTCTGTGCTAATACATTACCAGCGAATTGTGTTCCAACTCCAAGTGTTGCTGAGCTACCTACTAACCAAAAAACGTTAGCGGCTTGTGCTCCACCTACCAAGACAACTGAACTTGTTCCAGCTGCGGTTATAAGTGTTGAACCTATTTGGAAGATCCAAACAGCATTTGGGTTAGCCTGTGCGTCCAACATAAGTGTTCCTGTTATAGCTAATGAGGTTGCTACCTTATAAACTCCAGGGGTTAATCTTTGTCCGCCAATATCGGCTGACATTGTTATACCATTTGGAAGTGCCATACCAGCAACTCGTGCTGCTAAAAAGTCTGTTTGTGCGTACATAGCCACATAGTCAGCAATGTGAAAGTCACCCTGTATTTGAACTGGTGCCTCGAATCCTGTTACGGAAGTTCCTGGATATAAACCGATATTTCCACTAATGGAACTGGTTGACCCTGGTACGTGTGTAATAGTTGTTGCTGCCAAAAGCCCGAAAGCTGCTGCTGAGGCAAGGTTAAGTGGTGCTGGTGATGGTAAAAATGGCACCGGTGTTGATGTGATTGTTAAAGAGTCTACGCTCTCTACTCCATTTTGTATAGAGGTTACATCATATGTATATGTGTTTCCTGGGAATACACTATAGTCAGTATAAGTTGATTGTGTAACTCCTGCGTTATTAAGCGGGAAGTTGGACCCATTTCTGTAGACGTTATATCCTGATACGGGTGAGGGCATTGAAGCCCAAGTAATGGTAATGTGGTTAGCCATTTTGGTATATTGTTTTTTACGTGAAACAATTTACCAAAGTCAGAATTATAATGGGAATACATGATAGTGAAACTATATGACATACCCACAGGTCGTAAATTTGAATAGAACTTACCATTCAAGGTAAGAACTATTATTGTTATTGTAGAACTGATGCTGCAGCTGCCGCAGTTACTTCATAATAAGGAACATAATCCTCAGAAGTAATTGTTATGTTGTGTCCATTCAAATCAGAAAGTCCGACTCCAGAACCACCAGCAATTGCTGTTACATTACATTGTGCGTTTATTCCCATCATAAAATATTTACCTTGTCTGGTTAAAAATATAACGCGGAATATACCTTGTCCTAATATCTGCAAAGTGTTTGAGGTTGCTGCTGACATAGCGTATAACATAAATGTTAAAGTCTGTGTATATCCTGTTGCGTTGTTTTGAACGTTAATAGAGGCTGGTGAAGTAAATTCAGCAGCTGAGGGTTGCTGTTGCAATTGGTAAAATGAAACAGTCGCTCCAGTAAATGCTGTGATTAAAGATTGTGTTGAACCAACGGTAAATCCCATTGATGTTCCGTTATAAGTTCCGACCCAAACCGTAGTTATACCACCGACAGCGGCACATCCAAGTAAAGTATCATTTGCTATTGTACATCCCATTTTGTTTTATTATTTTTATGTTCTAAATCGGGTGGGACTTTAACTCTCCGCCTTGCTTTGAGTAGTCCCACCTTCATTATATATTATCTATCTTTTAATACTACAAACTGAGGATATACTGCAACAGCTCCTATTTTGAAAGCGTTACGATACCAAAGTGAGTTTGTGAGCTTTTCAAACCAAACTTGTGGTGATGCCCAATCCTTCTCAGAGTAACAACCCATTGCTAAGTTTTTAGCGTAAGTCAATACAATTTTACCGGTTGTTCCATTTAAACCTCTTGTTGCTTTAACAAGGATGTTTGTTCCAGGATACATAAAGTAACTATCAGCTGTGACGGTTGCTTTTTGTGTTTGTCCTATCTCAATATGGAAACCATTAAACTGTCTCCAAGCTACTAATAGAGTTTGGAAGTCAGCGTAGTTCATAAAGGCGGTTATGTCAGGTTGATTCAACACTTGTGAAACAGAACCAACAAGTAACCCGATTAGTTTATCAACACAAGCGATAGCTGTTGAAGATACTAATGCTCCTGAATAAGAACCAGCGATAGTGAATACTGAAGCTGATGCTGAGGACAACATCAAGTTGTAAAGGAATCCGTTACAGAATGTCATATTAACATCTGTTGAGAAGGTTCCAGAACCAGAGCTGTTTCCAACCCAGATAATGTCGTCGATGAATGCTGCAATCTTTAGAAGTTTGTCAGCCAAATATGCCTCAGCGAACTGAGCAGGTCCAAGTTTCTCGTCATACGATCCACCCATTCCAGCCATACCAGTCCAGTACTGTTGTAAGTCAGCAAGACAGATATTTTCGATGAAAGCTAAGTCACACACAGCAAGAATAGTTCCAGCCAATGTAACTGAACCTGTTGCTGTAAGGATTGCTCCAGATGCAGCACAAGAGTTTAATTGTACCTGAGGGAGAGATGTAATTAAATTAATCTGTCTTTGGTATTGCACATCGGTATAAACCGTGATTGCATTTGGCTCATTTAAAGTTGTAGCCATCAGAACGGCTTCATGAAACACTTCGGTCCCAGAAACTTGGTCTGTGTATTTGGTTAAATTTTCTATAATCGTACCTACTGCCATGTTGTTATTTGTTTTTTATTTTCCGATCTGATCGGTGTATTTACTTATTGTGAAATTAATCATTATTTATTTCCTAATTTCTTTCCAGCTGCTGCTCTTTCTTTAGCTTTACTAAAAGAAAATGCTACTTCTGCTGTCTCTACTTCTGTTGCTGTTTCTAATTCAGCTTTAAATTTAGAAGCGATAGTTTTTAATCCTTTTGGATTAGCATGAATTGCTTTAGTTTCAAACTTATTCTTTTGAACAGATGCCTTAGCAACTATATTCATAAGTCTTTCTTTAGCCTCACCTTTAAGTTTAGAATTAGCTTTTGCTAATTTAACTTCAACTGACTCATCTGATAAAGGAGAATCTTTAATTGCTGGTACTGCAGGTGCTGAATCTTCAAGTGCAGTTTGTGCTGACATCGCTGTCTTTTCAACGTTTGCTGCACCTTGAACTATTTCAAGTATCTGTGCTACTGCTGCCTCTAATGCATCTAATCTTGTTGAAACATCTGCCTCAGCTCCACCACTTACTGGTGCGTCTGCTGCTTGTGCCTCATCAGCTGGTGCTACATTAGCTGGGTCTTCTGGACTGTCACCTGCTGCGTCTGCCGCTGGTGCCTCAGAAATAGAATCTACCAAACCACCCTTAATAACAATTGTTCTTCCATCAGCCAGCTCAACTGAACCGTCTGGTGCTGGAGTAGAGTTTCCATTCTCATCAAGAACGGTTACTGCAACTCCCGTTGCAATTTCATCTTCCTCAATTTGTATTTTAGAACCATCCTTCACATCAATGTCAGTGAATTTTGTTTCTGTAAAGTATTTCTTCATTAGATTTTTAATCTCTTTAAACTTTGTGTCATTCACTTTCATAGTTAGAGTTAATTTTTTAATTCTATCATATTGTATATGATCGATGATTTTGTATAATTTTAGGATTTACTTATTTAGTTCATTCATTATCTCCCAAACCAATTCATCAAATTCATCTTCTTCTGTTGAGGTTGGAGATTTAACTTCAGAATCGCCAGCTTTAATCTCAGCCATATGAAACGGCTTCTGGTCCATCAGCCCTTCAATTGAGAATCCAAATTTACCTTCTCCTTTAACTTGTTGGTTCCAGAATTGGGAATCCTCAATCTTGACACAGCACATTGCCGAACCAACAGGTAGTTTAAATCCATATCCTGATTGGTAAGTGTCTTGAACTATCCAAATTTGAGAAATGTATGCGTTGACCATAACTTCGGAGTGATCCACGTTAATAGAATGATTATTATCCCCTTTCATAAACTTATTTACCATCAATTCAATAGTTTCTGGTTTAAACAATACAAAGTATTTGTTACCGTCTTCATCTTTTCTTAATATTTTCATGTTCGCGATCATCATCGGTCCAACCAACATCTGCTTGGTAGCATCTGCTTTAAAGGAATAGTCCTTTAGATCTTCCTTGGAAAACATTAAACACTTTTGTTCAATAGCTGGTTCATCAACTAAACTTAATAGTCTAATCCCAGTTGGGTCGTTCATATTTTCGCTACAAACTATTTCGAAGACAGGTAATTCGGCATCTTTATATACTTTTTTCATTGGTTATTTATTATTTTTTTTAATGTTGAGTTAAACTTATTTTTGAGTATGACTTTATATTCGCAACTTTGTTCTGAACCTTTGTTATATCACCCTCTGTAACATATACTTTTTGTGGTGGGGGTGCTGAGTTGGCATTCTGTGTTGACTGACCACCTAAACCAAAAAATGTTGGTGCTGCGAATTGGGTTGCTGAGCTTGTTGGTGGTGTTGGAACTGCACCAGCACTTGTTTCTGTACCGGTAAAGTTCTTGGACGCAATAGCTGCAATGGATAATGCACCAGTGACAGCCGCCAATATTTCTAATGGTATAACTGGGGCAGCCTTTACAATTGCTGCGGCGGTATTTATACCAGCATTTACTAATTGTAATGCTTTATTAATTTGGAATTCTTCCTTTGCCGCCTTTAATTGTGCTGCCTTTGAGGCTGCCTTATTAGTAACCTCATTTTGTAGAATACTATCTGCCAACCCCATTATATCTGTTGTAACGGTGGTTGCGTCCTTCAACATAGATTCTACTTTGGCTTTGTTATCATCAATTTCTTTTTTGTTATTGTCTAATTGATGTTGTGTGCGTAGATCTGCTAATGCGTTCGATTGATCGGTATAGTCTTGATTGATTTGTAGTATAGCTGCTGCCTTCTCGTCCTCTGATTTGGTGGATTGTTCAACCGCCAATGTCTCTTTATCTGTTTTAGTTTCTAATGCAGCCTCCTCTTGTGTATATTCATCATCAATAAGTTTATTCCTCTCAGCAATCAATTGCGCCTCGTCAGCAAAGGCAGCGCCCTGTAATTTCTTTTTAGCCTCTAATCTTTTTATTGTATCATTATCTATTTTAACATTATCTGCGGCAACCTTTTCATTAGTTGCATCTTGGTCAATAGTTAATTGTTGGAATGCCTTCTCGGCTTCCATCTTTTTCTTCTCCTCTTCCATCCAAGCCTCGCCAGCAATCTCATCGCGTTTGTTTTCTGCGTCCAATGCTGCCTCCTTATCTTTGATTTCTTTCATCCAAGCCTTACCAGATGCCTCTACTCTTTTCTTTTCAGCTTCGGCGGCCTTCTTTGCGTTATCATCAATGGTTTTATTCTCCTCATCAAATGCTTGTTTATTAATTAATTCTATTTCCTGTTTATTATTTGTTGCCAACTCTGTTTGTTTATCAAAATAGATAATATCTAACTTGCGAATTGCTGAATTCTTCTGGTCTGCTGATGTTTTCTCATCTGCGTTAATAGCTTTAACCTTTTCTAAATATTCAGCGTGTGCATCTGCTTGTTCTCTAAGCCCGTCTAATTCTTTTTTCCTTCTTTCACCTTCCGCTTTAGAATATTTCTTTCCTTCTACATCTAAATCTATTTGATTTTTCTTTGTCTTATCAAATATTTTAGTATTACTATCATTATATTTACTTAATTCCTCATTTACTTTGGCGAATGCTTTGGATTGCTCCTCAGCAGCCTTGTTCATGCTAATCATTACACCCACAACAACAGCAAGAACTCCTGCTAATATGAATAATGGATTTGCTAATATAACAATAGCCAACTCTTTTAAACCACCATTCAGCAACTCAATACCAGCGAATGCTAATCGACCACCCTCTCCGATAGCTGCCATTGATTTACCGCTTTCACCCATCGATTCACCAAGGGCCTTTGTAACCTCTGTGGTTGCACGTAATTCTTTGCGCATTCCACCAACAGAGGTGGTTGCCTTATCAGCACTATTTCCTAATCCGTCTAAGGACTTACCAGCCGCATCTACCTGTGTGGTATCAGTGGTTATTACAATAGGTATTATCTTTTCGTCAGCCATCTATCATATATTATTACTTTGTGTTCCAGTTACGGTTATATCAGTAAAAGTTCCATCTATATAAGACCACATCTTATTTATATCAGGAACACTAACATCATAGATGATATGATCCAACCTATCATCATCCGCAATCGCGTGCCAAGTTCCATCCGGATTATAACAAGTTATTATTCCTGTTTCTGGATCCTGTATGATCTTGTCGGATGTCCCAACAACTATATTATTTGTATCAATTACTATCATCTTATTGGTGGTATATATTGTGGGGCAAATACTATACTGGCGCCTGCCGCCGCTGATGTATAAGATGTCCAGTTAATCCCATCCTTACTTCCCCATACTTTTGCTGAGTTACTATCAACGACCCAGAATATTTCACTATAAGGTTCCCATATAATAGAATACCATTCATGAACAGCAGATGTCACTGCTGATCCAGTAATCCAAGTATATCCACCATCATCACTATATTGGGATGGGTGTGTTGTAGCATTGCCACTATACCAGGCGATTACTGCCCTTCCTTTGCCTTGTGTTCCAAGATTTGGCGCCCACGCGATTCCTTTATATAAATTAATAGCACCTGATGCAGATGGGGCCATCCCGGTTGGTGTTCCTACCGTCCAGTTTATTCCATTAGATGAAGTTGCGGCATAGGCGGTGGTGGTGGTAGATCCTACGGTTATAAACATACCAGATGATGGTATGTAAAATATGCCATAAGGACCATTACCTGCGTTCCATCCATTGGTTGGTGTGGACGCGGTGGCCCAGGTTGATCCATTATTTGTGGAATATAAAAAGGCATTTGATTGTAGTGACATTGAAGATGGTTGTAATTGACATACTAATGTCCCATTTCCATATGCTACACCACCCCCGCTGGATAGTGAAGCGGATGTTGAATAAGTTGAAGTGATAAAATTTTTACCATCAGTTGAAGTTCCAATATAAGCCTGTGATGCCGTGCCTCCACTTATAAAGAATTTATTTAATTGTGGAATCCAATTAACCCCTTGAATAAGAGGTGTAGTTGAAGCCGGTAATGAAATTGATCCAGTAGCCCAAGTCGGGGTAACACTATTTGGATTACTACAATATTGAATAATAGAATTGGTTCCGGCATTATAATTAGCATAGGTTGTTACCCCTAATACTGGGGCGTGATCCATTCCGTAAATTAGTACTGATAGATTTGTATTAGATGATGTAAATGTTAATGATGCTGGTAATGTTGGTCCGAATTGTGTAGCATATTGAATCCTTTGATTGGTTCCTGATGTTTTGGAAGCAAGAACAACCCCACCTACTGGTCCCCAACCAACAAATCCCATCATAGCCCTTGCATTTTTATTTTGATTCATTTAAACAAAATTCTTTTGGTATGTTATGTTATAAAAACTACCATCATAATATATTACCCATATATCAACTTGGCTATTAGCCGTTGAAAAGGAATATGTTCCTGAAGGACGTCTAAAATTACCATTAGAAGCAGTGAAATTTCCAATTGTATATGGGGCACCGGCTGAAGGCTGAATTATTTCAAGTGATCCCCAATCACCATTAGACCATCCAGACATTGACATGGTAGTTCCAGAATAGGTTAAAGTTATCTGTTGATTATAACTATTTGACATTGAAAATGTAAATCCACTAACATACATTGGAATAACATATAAAGATTGTGTTCCAGCTCCTGCTGGACCCGTTGCTCCTGCTGGACCCGTTGCTCCTGTTCCACCTCCACCACCTCCACTACTCCATTGTGGAGACACATTTGGTCCTTGTGAGGTTAAAACTTGTCCTAATGTTCCTCCACTCCAAGTTCCAGAATAATATGGCATCAAGGCTCCACTAAATTCAAACTGAACCGTTGCAGTGTTTCCTATAACAACTTGGTTATTAGTTGTAGCCCAAGCCCCATATCCTATTGCGGTTGTATTATATAAATTGAATCCAGAATAAGGATAAGTGTCTGCCTGAGCACCAACATAAGTATTAAATGAACCTGATATGTTATGATAACCTGCGTATAAGCCAACTGCTGTGTTATAAAATCCTGTTGTTTGACTTTCTAATGTTCCATAACCAAAGGCTGAGTTGGATCCTGTTCCATTAGCCCCACCTATTTGGTTAAGTAGTGAGCCAAAACCAACAGCTGTGTCAGCAAATGAATTGGTTGCCGTAGATAGCGCTCCAAGACCAACAGCAACTGATTGGTTTGAGGTTGTTGAATTACTTCCTGCTAAATATCCTATAAAAGTATTACCAACTGAATTATGACCACCAACACCATAACCTAATAAGGTAGAACCGGTTCCAATTGTTGTTGGGCTGGCAATAAACCCAGATAAAACATTATTAACTCTAAATGAAAGTGGGATGTTATCAATAGTTCCTAAGAAATTAGTTCCATCAACGGTGCCTGCGTTGCCTGTTAGTCCCCAGAAGTTAGCTGCGGCGGAAGGGCCTGTGGGTCCTGTCGCCCCGTTAGTTCCATTTGTTCCGTTAGTTCCATTTGTTCCATTTGTTCCATTTGTTCCGTTAGGCCCTGTTGGACCCACTGGCCCACCTGAAGGGCCTGTGGGTCCTGTTGCCCCAACTATACCTCCTAATTCAAAAATATCACCTGTGACATCTTTTAGTGTAATGCTATATGGATTAGAGGATAGACCGATATCAAACCAGTATTGGGTTCCTACTGATAGACCTGAAAGAATACCGCCGAGAGTCCAAGGGTCGGTAGCAATCCCGTAGCTATACTCGCTGGTATATTGTAATATAGCAGCTGTCATCGGTGTTCCGGTTGCTGCGACTCCAGATGCTGGAGCAGCTCCTGTACCATAATATATTTGTAAATTCGCGCTAAGTTCGGCATCTCCCGTAGAACTAAAATTACCGAACATATCAATATAAATATCACCTGTACTTGTTGGTGTAAAAGTAAATGTAGCACCCATACCAGCCATAACCGTGGTGGTTGATGAAAGTGTTGCCGAAGATTGAGTTCCATATTGTGCTTGTGTCTTAAAGTTTAAATTTGCCAGAGCACCTGAAGGGCCAGTTGGGCCTGTTGCTCCAATACCTGAAGGGCCAGTTGGGCCTGTGGGTCCTGTCGCACCGTTAGTTCCATTAGTTCCATTTGTTCCATTCCCTCCTGTTGCCCCTGTTGAACCGGTTGCCCCTGTTGAACCGGTTGCCCCTGTTGAACCGGTTGCCCCTGTTGAACCGGTTGCCCCTGTTGAACCGGTTTCCCCTGTTGAACCGGTTGCCCCTGTTGAACCGGTTGCCCCTGTTGGGCCTGTAATTGACGCACCAGCTGACCCAGTTGGTCCTGTTGCTCCAATACCAGCGGTAATTAAAGTCCAAACAGCATCACCGTTTGAATTGGTTGCTGTTAAAACATAACCTGCCGAGGCACCGTGTCCGTTATAACTAAATGTTCCTGTTTGTATAATAGTATGGTCACCGGTAAATGATTGTGTCTTGGCATTATAAACTATAGATTTAAGTGCGTCAGTTATTATTATACTGGTTGAATTCTTATCACCGTTATAATCACCCAACTGGACGACACCATTGGTATCACTAATGTATAATAAAGTATCTGGGTATGTTGGTGTTGTAACTTTAAATCCGCCCGCGGTAGCTGTTTGGATAGTAGTATTTGTAGAATCAATAACTATTCTATTATAGGCGTCCTGTATAACATTTAAGGTTGTATTGTCTAATGTTCCTAATAAGTTTGAGTAGGTTCCTGGGATATTTCCACCAAGCAGCCAAGCTGATTGCGTCCAGGTTCCACCGCTTGCCCCAACCCCACCAGTATTTGGAGACCAGGATAGGTTTCCAATTGTGTTGGAGGTTAAAATCATTCCATTTGTTCCAGGATAACTTGTCGGGAATTGATATGTTTGTGATTGCGTCATTGTGGCAATCGTTTGTAAAACTACTGAATAAGGATTGAGTGCGTTATAGAAGGTTACATTACCAGTTTGACCTGATACGGTTCCAACAGTTAAACTATATTGTGCTGTTATATTACCTGTTCCAGCACCTGCTCCATATACAATTAAATTACCACCACCAGAGTTTTGGAAGGCCCTTAATGTTCCACCAGTATCTTGAACGTCAGAGTTGCCTAAACTTTCAGCACCAGTCCAAACTGGAATCCATCCAGCAGTTCCTGATCCACTTAACCCAAAGGCACCAGCAATAGTTGATAAGGTTAAACCTGAAAAGGTTAATCCATTACCTATCATATTATCACTAATTAATCTTATAATCTGTTGGTTTATACGTCCAGCAAAATATACATCACCATATTGGCAACCAATTTCCCTGTCCGCTAAATCTGTTATAGCCCACGATTGGGTGCTATTTATAATAGTAAAATCCTCTTGTGGTGGGATTGAAAATGTTGTACCGGGAGCGCTAATCGTATGGACTGCATTTCGAAAGTAACTTTCTATAATTCCTGATGTCATATGTTATAATGTATATATTTTTGTTTTATTTATATCGTTTAAAATACTATGTCCATTCCTCCCTCACCCTTTGATACTAAAATAGCCGAACCAATTCTACGAACTACATCCATTCCAGCATCTATTAAATTAATTGGTGTTGTTTTTGAGTAGGGATTTAAAACCACATCCATTCCAGCATCATTAGCATTCCAGATTTGAATAAAACTATTCCCACAATTGGTTGTTGACCCGCCACCACTTTGTCTAATGCGAATATTCTGTCCTCCCAAGACAACAGCTGAGTTGTTATCTGAGTAAACATAAACACCCTCACCGTGGACGAATGTGTTGTCCGAGTTAGCCTCAATGTTGTGATTGTTGCCTATAACATGACCAGACGATCCGGAATTATTATAGTTTCCATTTACCATGACGTTTTTCATACTAACTATATTGTGGTCACCAGCAATAACCGTGTGTCCTGTTCCCCAAGTATTCTTGGTTGAGGTTATTAAATGCCCTGTAGTCATTGTGCCCTGTGATAGGTGTGGGTCCATATTCAGAACCCTGCCTTTTGTAACCACCAAGTTATTTGTTTTAATAAATTCAACCGTACAAGTAGATGGTGATATTGGATTGTAACCAGTTATTTTATTAACTTGGTAATATTGTGCCCCGAATTGGTTCAGGTTTAAATAAATTACGTCATTGAAACGAAATGTTGACATGTCAATCGGGTTCAACCACATTTGTGCTGTAACTAAATAAGAGTCTGGATCGGAAATCTGATCCATATACTGCTGCCACCAAGTTGTAAATAAATTATCATTAGTTACGGTTGTGGTTGGATAGTATTCACCATAATTCTGCCCAAAATCCAAATCATAAGTAGGGTTATATGGATTGTCAAAGTGTCCTACATAGGGATAGGAGAAAAATGTTCTTGAGGTTATAACACCAGCCTCTAATCCCCTCAATACAAAACAAGTTCCATCTATTAGCGGCACGTTGTAATTGGATACTGAGTAGGTTGGACAGCCAGCAACTGGTTGTGTGTAAAATAATAATGATGCTGCATTGGCGCCATTGTTCCTACCAACCGTTGTTTGTTTAATAGGTGACCTTGTTAGCAATCTAATGTTAAAAGTAGTTGGACCACCATAGGTTTGTCCATTCACCTTTGATATTTTAGGAATTACAATTGGAGTTCCGCCAGAGGCAGTACCACCAAGAATAGGTAGTGCGTTTGAAAGTGGAACCTCAACCATTGGGGTTGGGCTGAACCCTATTTCAACTTTATTAACGCCCTGTAAAGCCGGTGAGTCTATATTATAAATATACTGTCCGTAGATCTGCCCATATCGTGCCGTATAGAAGGAGTTAAAGAAGTCGGTATCGGCTTTATAACTAAATATATTCTGTTTAGATTGTTGTAGGGATAATAATTGGGAACTCAAAGGTTGATTTGCATCCACCTTCTTTGTCCAGTCTATTATATTACCACTATTATAATAGTCAACATATGGTTCAATGTATAAGTGATATGGATTATTCTTATCTGGTTCAATATACAAGTTAAATAATTTAATTACCCACAATAAAAAGTCCTTTTGTTTAACCGTTTGGGATAATATCTGTGAGTAGTCTATTAACTGGTTGGTTATTAATGTGGAACTTATTTCATTATAAATGTGTGTGTTAGGAGTTAATGTAGCTATTGCCTGGTTGTGATTAATCCATTGGTTCTGTTTAGCCCCAAAATAAACCTGGGCGTAGACTCGTTCAGTCCAACCAATTGACTCGGAGTAGGATGAGGAGTTATCTAACGTATCAAATTCACATAACACACTAAACGTACAGCCAGTTGTATCATTTGATTCAATAATAACATTCTGTGCCCAAGTTCCATTATTAATTACTAAACAACTGTCTGCGGTTCTGGTGGCATTCATTATGTTATAGGTTGGTGATGCCCCGAATTTATTATATTGTGGAAAGCTTCTATTTAATATAACCGATACACTATCAAATCCAAAATAATTAATAACTCCACCAACGGTTGGTAAGAACATTTCTAAATAAACGTTAAAGTTTTGGCTATAAATAGATGTGTCTGGTTTTATATAACTATAAGTTGGACTTTTATCCCAAAATGGAACTGGTGACCCGTTATCGAAATAATTATTATCCGTTGTATCGGTAAAAGGAACTATTGGTAAAGTATAAGCAACCCCACCAGAGTTGAATACAGTCTTATAAGGATAAAT